TGTTCGAATCATTCTACCGGCACCATATAAAAAGAGAATATAAATACGAGAGAGAGGCACAGGACGCCCAACTGTAACAAGTTGTAATCGGAAATACAAATAGACAGAATAAAAAAGAAAGATATATAAATGAAACTTAGAGATGAGATGTTAAAAACAGCTATACAACATGCAGACGGTGAAATTCAATTACACAAAATGAATGTTGAAATATATTTAACTAATCCCGCAGGAATAGGCGAACACAGTGATGTAATGGAAGCTATTCAAGGTGAACTTGATAAAATGGCATCAGCACATGATCGCAAAGAAATGCTTGCTAAGTATTTCAAATAGGGGGTATAGCTCAGATGGGAGAGCGTCTGGTTTGCAACCAGAAGGTCAGCGGTTCGATCCCGCTTACCTCCACCAAACTATAGGATAACTTATGGACATATCCATTTACCAACATGATACAGGAAGTGCACCAGCAATACACTGGTGGCTTTCGCAAGAACTTAATATAGGTCCAAAAGACTTATATGCGTTCAACACAGGCTATTGTAGGCCAAATGGACACCATATTGGTGCTATTGCAATTGAAGATGAAAAAGCACCGCTTCATTCATTACATAAAGAATCTATTGCATTGCTAGATAATTCTCAAAAAGGTATAGTAGATCCTATATCAGTATTTGATGAGACAATAAAATCACAGTTTGATTATTTTCTTTGGAGTAATTATACTAGTAATTTAGCAAACTTAGATAATACTATTAAAGCAGATAAAACAATACTAGTTGATAATAGTGCAGAGGAGCAGTTATTTTTTTATATAAGTCAGTATGCATTTGCATGGATAGAAACAACAAAAGACATTACTGACCAAACACAACTTTGGGCTAGCGAACATAATATTGAAAATTGGCATGAAGTGTGGAATGAAAAATATAGTGAACAATTCAATCAAGCATTTCAGAATGGTACATTGAAATATATGTGGCAATTAAATTTTGCACATCATGATTTAGCAGATGCATTAGAAAAAGGCATGGATAGTATTACACTAATCGACGCCGAGGATCATGCTAGATTATTTGAGACAAAAAGACAACAACAAGAAGATTTTACTGATACACTATTTACATATGCAAACTCAGAAAAAAGTCATATAGTTGTTACTGATGATTGGTTTGATCATCCTTCAGTAATATTAGATTATTTAGAAATAATGCCGTCTTTTAGATTGAAAAAATTTCTTATTGATTATGATAAGTTATATAAGCGTAAAAAAGAATTATATGCTAGTACCTTTAACAAGTACTTATAAATACAAGTATATACAAAATAATCCTCAATAGCTCAGTTGGTAGAGCACCTGACTGTTAATCAGGTTGTCGTTGGTTCGAGCCCAGCTTGGGGAGCCAAATTTAAGGAAATTAAATTATGAATAGAAATATAGGTAGAGGTTTAGTAGTAATAGGAATGCTAATGTTAGGATTCTTGTTTGCAAATACAACATCAGCCAAAGAAGTTGATATGGTCGTTTACGACTTTGAAATAACTAGAGTCATTGATGGAGATACTGTAGCCTTTAGAGCAGACTTTTTGCCAGAGCCACTTAAACAGGAATTAAGTATTCGTGTTTATGGAGTAGACACTCCCGAAAAGAGCTGGAGAGCAGAATGCGAGTCCGAGGCTGCATGGGGCGAACAAGCATCACAGTTTACTAAAGATCAGTTGAACGGAGCAACAACGCTTCAAGTAGCAATTTATAAATGGGATAAGTTCGGCGGCCGAGTATTAGGCGATATCATTATTGATGGCAAAAGTTTACGACATATGCTTATTGAAAATGGATTTGCAAGAGAGTATTACGGTGACAAAAAAGAATCTTGGTGCTAAACATAAAATTGATTTTGCATTAACAACTTATTGTCAAGCACGATGTCGTAGTTGTGCTAGAACCAATGAATATACTGGAGATAAAGAATCCTGGCTAGACCTAAAACATATGGATTTGAATATATTTAAGCAAACACTAGCTGCATCGCCTAACTTACAATTTAGTAGCATTGAGTTCTGCGGAGAGTTTGGTGATCCAATGATGCATCCTCAAATTGATGACTTTATATCTACTGCATTTGAATTTACAAAGAAAGTTATTATATCAACAAATGGTGCCCTTCGAAATAAAGAATGGTATACACATATCGGAAATAAGTACAAAAGAGAGTTAGAAATTAATTTTGCAATTGATGGAACAACGCATGAAACTAATTGGAAATATAGAGAAGGAGTCAATTGGCAGAAAGCAATGGATAACATGTCAGCATTTTCAAAAGCAGGTGGCTACGCAATATGGAATTTTATAATATTTGAATGGAATTGGCAACAAATACCAACAATGCGTAAAATAGCAAATGAGATAAACGTTAAAACATTTATTCGATATAATAATAGACCACATGGGTTGATAACAAAGCAATCTAAACTAAAAGCAGATAAATTATTATGAGCAAATATAATATAGATTCTTCTAATTGCATATGTCCAGATACAGGTGACAGAATGTGGGAAGTAGCATCGGATGGCAGAGTTTGGCCTTGTTGTTTTTTTAGTAATGCATATGATAAAAGACATATGAAAGAATGGCATGAATTTGAAGAGCCATCAGAAGAAGAAATTAAAAATGATTTGCTAAATACTGAGTCAAGGGCATTGTTTGATGACCCAGTAATGTCTAAGTTATTAAAAGAAGATCCAGAATTTAATAATCTAGAACATCACACATTAGAAGATATAATAAATTTAGAAATTTATAATAAGTACACAAGTGTAGAAGGATGGGAAAGTGACAACCCTCCGTTAGTATGTATTGAAAATTGCAATGCATGTAAGAGTTGACAAATATTAAAAATTCGTCTATAATGTACTTCATGTTCGGTTCGTCTATCGGTTAGGACTCCAGGTTTTCAACCTGGCAAGAGGGGTTCAATTCCCCTACCGAATACCAAATTGAGAGAATAAATGGCAGCACATAAAGAAACAGTATTATCAGTAACACATTACACAGACACATTATTTCATATTACAACTACTCGCGATAGTAGTGTAAGGTTTAGAGATGGTGAGTTTATGATGATTGGACTAGACCACTGGTCAGAAAAACTACAAAAGAATAAACCTATAATGAGAGCTTATTCAGTAGCAAGTCCAAACCATCAGGAAACATTAGAATTTTATAGCATTAAAGTACAAGACGGTCCGCTTACAAGTAAACTACAGCATGTTAAAGTAGGCGATGAAATACTAATTAATCCAAAGGCCGTAGGCACCCTAGTACACGCAAATTTAAAGCCTGGACGCAATCTGTACCTACTAGCTACCGGAACAGGAATCGCCCCTTTTATGAGTATTGTACGCGGCGTAGATACGTACGAACACTACGATAATGTCATTGTAGTATGGGGTACGAGAATAGAAAAAGAATTAGCATTTAAAGACCTTATAGATAATTTAAATGAAGATGAAATATACAGTCAAGTCACAGAAGGTAAACTTAGAACATACTTTACTTGCACACGTGAAGATTATGAAAATACAGGCCGTGTAACAACTGCAATGTATAATGGTGATGTTCAGAAGAAACTAGGACTAGCTGACTTATCACCTTTACATGATAGAGTAATGATATGTGGATCAATGCCAATGAATGCAGAATTAATTGAATACTTAAAAGGCGAAGGATTTACAGAAGGTGATAGTAAAACACCCGGTGAGTATGTAGTAGAAAGAGCATTTGTAGGGTGAGAACAGACGCACAAAAGAAAGCAATAACCGATAGGTACGAAAGTGCAACAGTACATAAAAATATTGTAAATCAAGGTTTTATTGATTACTTACTTAATCAATTTCATAATGCAAAACATATAGAAAAGAATACAGGACCTGTAGTAATGAACTATAGTCCAGATAGAAATGAACCACAGGAATGGTTTGAACCTGTGCAAAAATTTGTTGATAATCTAATTGGTGAAAATCTAGTATGGGGTAGTAATATATTTCGTGTAGAGAGACCTCATATTATTCACAATGATGATTATCACGAAAAGGTATATGACATATTTAAAACAGTAGTAATACCACTAGAAATTTCAAAGCCAACTAATTTTGTAGTATTTGATCAGTACTATTTAGACGGACCAGTTAAGTGTTTTAGAGGATATAAAAGTGTGCCAGAAACATATTATAATAAAATTCTAACTGATTATAGTGACATTGTTGGATACACAGATAACCCATTTAACAAACAAATTTATAATGAATATCTAACTCATGTGCCATATGACGCATTGCATGGATTAACAGTTGAGTCTATTGTAAGATGGCAACCAGGTGATGCTATTACATTTGATATGGGAAAATTACATTCAGCGGTAGACTTTATATCGCATGGCATAGATTATAAAATAGGCTATAGTATTTTTACTGCTAAATACTAGTAAGTAAAAAATACTTTGGCCCGGTAAAATGTTGAGAGTTTTACCATAGGACAGTGTCAGCGGACCTATTTTTTATGTAATACTAAAAGGAGTTTTGAATGTCAGGCTTATTTGGACACAATAGTGGAGATAAAAAATTCATTATTAATATTAGCGATTTATACGATGAAAAAGAACGCAAACAAAAAGAGTTAGAATTTTACCAAGGAGAACTTGAGAAAATGATGCTTAGATTGGGAATGTTACAACATGAAATAGGTGTAACAGAAACTATTATAAACATGATAGAAGGTGAGTATCTAGTAGATCTTAAAGACGCAATTGAAAAAAGAAAAATAATAAAAGGAATAAAATGAACACATTATATTTAATATGCAGTGGACAGAATATAAATCAAGTAGAGATTCCATATTTGCTTAATAATAGTCCAATGCTACACGGTGAAAGCCAAGCAGGAGAACATTGGGAAAATAGTTGTCTGCACGATAATTGTTGGAACATATCAGAAGAAGATAAAAACTGGTATGATAATAACATAAGAAATGCTATAGAAATATCTGAAGAACAATTTAATGGGTTATTAAATTTAATTAAAGATAAAAGTATATCAGTTTTATTACATGCACAAAATTATGAAGACATTTGGAAGTGGAGTAGAAACTTACCTGTAATGATGATTCGAACAGAAATTGACGGCGGTGAAATTGAATGGGATAGCCCAGGTGATGTTTTGTTAGCTCAAGACCAATGGACTACATTAGATGGATTAGACACATTATGGAATACTATTGGAATTGATAAACCAGACCAAAACTGGATACATCAATATTATGAAGACTTTAAAAATCATCAAGGAGACAATTGATGCCCACGATAAAAGATGATAATCATGTAGTGTTATTTACAGATCCAATTAAACTCTATTTGTTTAAGGACAAAGAACGTGTAAAGGTATCTTTTAAAATAACAGATTACGTAGTTATTAACAGAGAATTTAAACAAAAAGATTTTGAATTTATTATAGAAAATTGGAATATCGATGATGGGATACAAGGTAATATAGAAACAATAGGCGATGGCAAAATTTGGTGGTATTACAGTAGATTTGGACCTAGACCAGAATGTGTTCCTGCACAGTTTGTTGGAATTAATTTCAATAGGTATAGTTTTAGAATATCCTTAGAAGAAATGTTTCGTGTAAAAGAAGACTATTTGCATCAAAAAAATAACAAAATGCATTGGGATTAATAAAAAAAACTTAAAAAAACTTACAAACCCTTGTATTACAAGGGTTTTTTCTTGACTAAAAAGGTTGACAACCAAGACATCTTACTGTATACTATAAGTATATAAACAATAAAGGAATGAACTAGATGGCATATGTATCACAAGAAATGAAAAAAGCACTTACACCAGCTATTAAGGCAGTACTAAAAAAGCACCGTGTTAAAGCATCAATTAGCGTTAACAATCATTCAACACTTTGTGTAAACATCAAAGAAGGTGCTATTGACTTTGTTGGTGAACAGAATAAAAAGAATATGGAAACTTGTCGTCAACGTGGTGTGCCATTTGTAGAAAGCGATGGTTATATTCAAGTTAATGAATACTACCCAGAAACATACGGTGATGGTGCTGACTTTTTAGTAGAGCTAGTGGATGCTATGAAAGGTCCAAACTACTTTTGTAATGATGATGCAATGACTGATTACTTCCATCGTTCACATTATACTAGCATTAATGTTGGTAAGTGGAACAAGCCATATGTTTATAACGCATTTGTAGGACTTTAAAAAAAAGGTTGACAAGTAAGACATCTTACTGTATACTATAAGTATAAACACTAAAAAATTAACTACTGGAGAATAATATGAATTTAGATTATGATGTAAATGAATTAAAAACAATTGTTGCTCAAGCTAAAAAGGCAGCATATGAGGCCGCTAGTGATTACCTTGTTGAGAAACTAGATGGTAAAGACAATTATCCTTGTGGGTTTGCATGGGTTAATATCTATGGTATTAAAGGTAATACTAAACTAGGTCGTGCTATGAAACAAGCTGGTGTTAAACAAGACTACACTAAAGCATTTCAAATTTACAACCCTTCAGGTGTTAGTGTGCAAAACGTTGATGTCAAAGAAGCAGGCGCCGAAGCGGCAGCTAAAGTTTTTGAGTCATTTGGTTTTAAAGCATATGCTGGTTCGAGGTTAGACTAAGTTGGATCAAGCAACTATAGAATTGTACGAACACAGAATTGATAATTGTGTTCGTACTGCAAAACAAAATCCCAAAGACAGTTGGGCATATAATTTTTGGATGACAACTGCCGGAACACTTTTAAGAAAACTAACTAGGAGTACAAATGAAAAACTTAATTAAATTACCAACTCTTTTTAAGCGTGATACAACTGGCAAGATTCGTATGTGGGAAGTTGAATATGCTGAAGGAATCCTGACAGGATTAGAAGTTACTGATCAAGGCAGTGCAGGAACTAGAACAATCAGTGGTACAGTTGACGGACAAAAAGTTACTAGTGAATGGAATCTAAGTACTCCAAAAAATGTTGGTAAAGTAAATGAAACTACAAGTTTAAGTCAAGCAAAAGCTGAAGCCCAGGCATTATGGGATAAACGCATCGAAAAAGAGTATTTTGAAAACGTAGCAGACGTTGACTCTTATGAGCGATTCAAGCCAATGCTTGCACATGATTACACTAAGCGTCCACAAAGTGAAGGTTGGAGTCAACCTAAACTAGATGGAATTCGTTGTGTGGTTGATAGTAGAGGTATGTGGACACGAGCAGGTAAGCCTATTACAAGTTGTCCTCATATTTGGGAATCACTAAAAGGTTATATGGAACAAAATCCACATCACATTTTAGATGGTGAATTGTACAATCATGAACTAAAAGCAAACTTTAATAAAATTACAAGTTTGGTTCGTAAGTTAAAAAGCACACCAGAAGATATGGCTGAAGCAAAAACACTGGTTGAATATCATGTTTATGATATGTATGATAAATCAGCAACAGATATGAAGTTTACTAATCGTGTTAAACAAGCATATTGGACAAACAACGATTATGTAAAAATTGTAAAAACTGATTACTGTGAATCACAAGATCAACTAGATGCATTGTATAGTGAATATATGGAACAAGGCTATGAAGGTCAAATGGTGCGTAATGATGCAACATATGACAACAAGCGTAGCAAAAATCTTTTAAAGCGTAAAGAGTTTAAAACTGAAGAATTTGAGGTTATCCAAGTACTAGAAGGTAAAGGTAATTGGAGTGGATATGCTAAACGATTCATCTTGCGTGATAAAGAAGGTAAAGATTTTGGATCAGGTGTTCGTGGACAACAAGCACAATTAAAAGAATTGTGGGAGATGTTAAACACTGCTAAAGGAATGCCAAATTGGGCTACTTGCAGATACTTCGATTTAACACCAGACGGTATTCCTAGGTTTCCAGTAATTATTGATTACGGCCACGGAACAAGACAAGATTAATTTAAATTAATTTCTAAGTCATTGGAAACGCAGGATTCTTTCTTGCGTTTTCTGGTTGACAACCAAGACATCTTAGTATATATTAGTAGTATAAGTTAAACAAACAGAAAGATTATAGCATGTCAACTGATTTACGCAATGTACCAAATTTAGATTCAACAAATGAATTAACTCAAACTCGTTTTTGGGGTGGACAGGATCGCATGCAGTGTGTTCAGATAACACAGAAGAAAGCACGTGGTTTCCAACAGCCTACTACATCAGATGGCTTTTTTAACCATATAGATTTAACTCGTGAACAAGCACGTGCATTAGCTGTTGAATTGATGTTGTTCGCAGAAGGTCGCGAAGTAGAAGAATTTGAAGGAGTATAAATTATGAAAACATTTACATTTGAAAATCATTTAGGTGATATATTTACTGCAAAAGCAGAAAACGGACTTGATGTTATGGAAGATGCAAACAAGGCTATATTGTGGTCAAATTGGAAAGACGGAATGTGGAACCAAGTAAGCGACACAAAGTTTGTTTGGGTTTTAGGTAACTTTTTTGATTAAAAAGGTTGACAAGTAAGACATCTTGCCGTATACTATAAGTATAGTTAATAAAAAACAGGAGTTAAAAATGCAAAACGAAATCCAAACATTGATCCAAAAGTGTAAAGTAGATTATACAAAGTTTGTTACTGCTAGTGATCGTGGAACACCAGATCCAGATAGTTACTTTGGTAAAACACTTGCTAACTTTGAAAATAGTTTTACTATTAAAGAAGGCAAAAAGTATATTAAGATTATACGTGACAATGGTGTATGGGGCTTTATTGTTAAAGAAGATGGTCCTAAGTTTAAAAAAGGTGATATCCTTAAAGCTGCAGGCTGGAATGCACCAGCAACAAATGCCGCTCGAGGTAACATTTTTGAAGAATTTAGTGTTGCGTGGACAGGCCCACATTACTTGAAATAAGGAAATGAAAATGGACGTTATTCAAAAAGCAGATTTGTTCGCTAGTGTGGCTCACGCTGCAATTGGACAAAAACGCAAATACAGTGGAGTGGACTATATAGTTCACCCACGCAGGGTATCTAAAATGGTTGCCGATTACGAAGGCACCGAAGAGATGATAGCGGCCGCATTGTTACATGATGTGTTGGAAGATACATATGTAACCAGTGAGATGATTGCTGAAGAGTTTGGTTGGAAGATCCACAAGTTGGTTGTTGAGCTTACTGATGTTAGCAAGCCAGAAGATGGAAACCGTGCAAAGCGTAAGGCAATTGATGCAGAGCGTTTGAGTCAAGCAAGTAGAGAAGCACAAATTGTTAAACTTGCTGATCTCATAGACAACAGCGATGACATTGAAGCAAATGATCCAAGTTTTGCTAAAGTGTTTTTAAAAGAAAAAGCACACCTTATAAGCGTTATGGATAAAGTACATTTACATCCTTTATATCCTATAGCAGTTGGTGTAGTTAACGGAGGTAAATAGTATTATGATAGGATTAGATTTAATGGTTATACTAGGCTTGTTTACAATGGCCTGTGCATACTTTAGTCAACGAACTGGATACAAACAGGGTGTTAATGAAGGTATGGAATCAACTCTACAACTACTTGAGAATGGAGGCTATATTAAAATAGTCGAAGATAAATCAACTGGTATACAAGAAATACAGAAGGTACCAAATGGAAACAACACCAACACATAAATTATTCACATACGAAGAATTACAAGATTATCAGCAAGCAGGTACATGGCCACTTGCTGATTCTACATTGTTATCTACAAAATATGCAAATCGTTTTGCAATGGCAGAAAAATTACATGAAACAGTAGATGAAGATTTTTTTAAAAAAATAAATATTGAACAAAATATTGAAGAAACAAATGACCCAAATATGCCAAATAAAAGTTATTCGCATATATACTCTGGTAATTGTTTTAGTTGGGACAATGACTTTATGTCTGGTCCAGAAACATGGACACGAAATAACAACCTTGGAAAATCATCAGAGACAGTAGAACGTAAAAAGATATATTTCTATTCCTGGACAGAAGAAGAAATTAAAGAACCAGTTCCTGAAGAATTTAGCTACTTTGTAGAAATGCATAGAGATTTTAAATCAGTATTAGAACACTACTTGTATGAAAATTATTCAGATCAATCAGAAAAATGGGAAGATTTAATTCTTTACAAATTGATGATTATCAAGTATAATACTCCTAGTGCTACAGAAAAAAATCGTACAGAACATAGAAAACATAACTCTATACGATTTGGAAATGAGCATTGTGATGAAACTCTAGCAGGATTACATTTAGGTGAAAATTATTCAGAGTTTTGGGCAAAGAATACAAAAACAAATAAACAAGATATGATTATGGAACTAGCAGATAATAAAATGTTAATTATGCATGGAGAACATTCAGAACAGAGTGGATGGATACCTACATATCATGGAATGCAACATAATTCACAAGACGATCTAGGTGATCGTTATAGTATAATTATGGACTTACAAGTAAGATATAAAGATTAACACACAGGAGATAAAATGATAATACCAACAGTAATTGAGAGTACAGGCAGAGGCGAACGTGCATATGACATTTATAGTCGTTTGCTAAAAGATCGTATTGTAATGCTTAACGGCGAAGTTAATGACCATAGTGCAAATTTAGTAGTTGCACAGATGCTATTTTTAGAATCACAAAATAGTGCAGAAGATATTAACTTTTATATTAATAGTCCAGGTGGTGTAGTAACCGCAGGATTAGGCATATATGATACAATGCAGTTTATTAAATCTCCAGTAAGTACAATTGTAATGGGACAAGCATGTAGTATGGGTAGTTTCCTTGCTATGGCAGGAAAACCAGGCAAACGTTTAGTATTGCCAAATTCACGTACAATGATTCACCAACCAAGCGGTGGAGCAGGCGGACAAGCAACAGACATGGAAATCCAAGTAAAAGAAATTATTAAGATGAAAGAAAATCTTACACGCATGTACGAGAAGCATAACTCAAAAGGTAAAACTTACGAAGAGCTTAGTGCAGCTATGGAACGTGATAATTTTATGTCAGCACAAGAAGCCGTAGATTTTGGCCTAGCTGATAAAGTTGTTGTTCGGAAAACATAATATATTTGTAATACTATATTTGTATAAATAATAGTATGAAGATACATGATATATTAGAAACAGAGCAAATACTAGAAGGTCCAAACGATCCTCACATATTTAAAGCAGTATTCCTAGCCGGTGGTCCTGGCTCGGGTAAAAGCTATGTGGCTCAAAAACTATTAACTGGTGGTGGATTAAAACCTCTTAATAGTGATGACGTTTATGAGTATCTTGCTAAAAAACACAATATTGATTTAAGTGACCCTGAAGTTGTTGGAAGCAACAAGGGGCAAGAAATCCGTAACCGTGCTAAAGAAATTACTAAAACAAGAGAAGACTTATATCTAGATGGTCGCTTAGGTTTAGTAATTGATGGCACCGGCAAGGATGTATCTAAAGTATCAGTAGCCAAAAAACAATTGGGTGATTTAGGTTACGATACAATGATGTTATTTGTTAACACAAGTGAAGAGGTAGCACAAGAACGTAATGCTGCAAGAGCTAGAACAATACCAACAGATATGGTAACTGTTATGTGGCAGCGAGTTCAACAAAACATAATGAAATTCCAACAAGTCTTTGGAGCTGCAAAGTTCCATGTAATAGACAATAGTGGCGGGTTAGAAGACCCAGATCGTAAAGAGAACTTTGATAACGTATATAGAGAAGTACAGAAGTTTTTAAACGATCCACCTACTAAAAGAGCCGCTAAGGCATGGTTAGACAAGAATACTAAAACATAGTATTTAAGTACCACCAAAAATAACATAAATATTAAGCAGTTCAAGTATTAACTGTTTTTATATTAGATAAGGAATTTTTTATGTATACATATAAAGCAAAATTAGTAAGAGTAATAAACGGTGATACTTTGGACATTGAAATTGATTTAGGTTTCGATATCATTATTAAGCAACGTTTAAAGTTGTATGGTATTGACACACCTGATAGTAGATCAACAAACGTTGATATCAAACAAAAAGGACTTGACGTTAAGCAACGTTTAATGGACTTATTGAACAAAGAATTTAAAGTAGAAACTATACTTAACAAGCGTGGCAAGTATGGTCGTATACTTGGAAAGATCTATGTTGTTGTTGACAACAACGAGGTTTGTATAAACGAATTATTAGTAGATGAAGGTCTCGCAATTCGTTATAACATAGGGAAATAATATGAGGTTATTCGGTTACTGGACAGTTTTAGTTGCACTATCTATAAGTGCTGTGGCGGCCTACTACAGCATTGTTGGACTTGTGGCTATATTTGCCAGTGCCGTTATACCGATTATTATTATGGGGTCTGTGCTAGAAGTAGGCAAGTTGACATCAGCTGTCTGGTTGCACATGAACTGGAAATCAGCTCCATTTTTAATTAAAACGTATCTCACTGTAGCCGTGATAATGCTTATGTTTATTACGAGCATGGGCATATTTGGATTTTTATCTAAAGCACACATTGAACAAACTAGTGCGGCTAGTGAGAACGTTGCCCAACTTGAGCGTATAGAAGAAAGCATAGTAAGAAATAAATTAATTATTACTAAGTCAGAAGATAAAATTGTTAAACTTGAACAAGTAGACGATACTAAAGACATTGAAATACAAGAAAAAATACGTACAGAACAAGAAAGAATTAATTCAGCATACGATGGAGTACAACCATCAATTGACGAACAGAATGCTATTATTGATAAACAAGCATCTGACAAAGAAAATGCTACTGCTCCATACGAAAGAGAAATAAGTAACATTGATAAAAAGTTAGAATTGTTAGACGAATATTCAATTAGCGGCGAAGTAAAGAAAATGCAAGGCCTAATAGGAGTTGCACAAGATGGAAGAATAGGGTATAATACTAGAGAAGCATTAAAGAAGTTTAAAGAAGATAATGCCAAGGCTAGACGCATAGCTGTTTATCAGCTAAATAAAGTTAGGACAGAAGAAGATACTGTAACAAAAACTGCTAGACAGGAAATTAAAAGACTTAGAATGTTAGCAGAACAACAGATTGCAGACTCTAACACCCTAATCACTAGACTTAGAGCTCAACTTGGACAAGGTCAACAACAAGACAATACAGTATTAATTGAGACGCAGCGTAATTTAATTGTTGATTCTGAAGATAAGTTGGAATCACTTTATACTACAAAATATACACTACAAGGCGAAAGTAGAAAACTAGAAGCAGAAGTTGGTCCAGTTAAGTATATTGCAGAATTAGTTTATGGACAAGAACCTGGTAAAAATATCTTGGAAGAAACAGTAAGATATGTTATACTAGTACTTGTATTTGTATTTGATCCTTTAGCAGTTGTACTTGTTCTTGCAGGAATATCTGGATTAGGATTACGCAAATCAACAAAAGGAACACATGAAAAAAAAGAAAAACCTACAAAATTTAACAATGATAAAGATGTCACCGACGTTAAGAAAGATGTTGTGGGTAATAAAAAAGACAACAAGACTTCCAAAAAACCTGTTGTTCAAAATAAAATATATGAAGAAGACGTAGTGCATACGGATTCAAAAGGTGAAGAATATACAATTGATACACACGGCAACAGAAAATACCTAATAGAACAATTACAATACGATCTAAACGATAAGTCAAAAAAATTACAACGAAAAAAGAAAAATTAAATGAAAATTGATAACAGTAGTTACACTGTAACACCCCCAGACCTTTATATGACAGAACATGGAATAAGTATTCTTATTTCAAGTACCAATGAAACTTTTATTGCATCAGTAAAAGAATTATTTGAAAAGTTTATTGCAACAAGCATTGTGTTCTTAGTACAAAATAAAAAAACTAATTCAGAAACATTACCATGGATGTGGAATGTTTCTAAAACATGCGACTTTATGGTTATCGATGTTGATACGTGTGCATGGGAAGATATTATGTCGGGACTTTTAAAATCAAAAGATGAAGAAAATACAGTGTTATTTTACAGCGATAAATACAAACGAAGAGAAACTGTAAAATTAATAAATGCTACAGGCACTAATCTAGTTGTAAGATCATTAGATGATATAAACAACTATATAAAACTACAGATGAGCCCAGAATATTTTAATGAAGTCTAGCAAACCTACCATATGCAATTTTTGTAACAAAGACGCAACACAAGTAAAAAAGCTACTAGCAGGTGAAAATGATACTCACATTTGTAGCGATTGTGTTGAACTTTGCTACGGCATTGTTAAAGAAAAGAAAGTAGAAGCTATACATAAAAATTATGGTAAAAAATATGAAGTTCCTACTCCTAGAGAAATACATAACGATTTAGACAAACACGTAATTAGTCAAGATTATGCAAAAAAGACTTTGAGTGTAGCAATATACAATCACTATAAAAGAATATCAACAACTACAAAAACAAAATTACAAAAAAGCAATGTACTATTATGCGGTCCTACAGGAACTGGTAAAACATTGTTAGCACAAACACTTGCAGACTTTTTAGGTGTACCAATGGTAGTTACTGATGCAACTGTTATTACTGAAAGTGGATATGCAGGCGACGATGCAGAAGTTCTAATACACAAATTATTTCAAGCAGCAAATTACAATCAAGAACGCACAGAGCATGGTATTATATATGTTGACGAGATTGATAAAAAAGCAAAACGTAATGACTATGTTAGCCTGAGTAGAGACGTTTCAGGAGAAGGCGTACAACAGAGCCTTTTAAAGCTCATGGAAGGTACTATACTAGCGGTTCCGAACAAACCGCAACATAACCCGGAGAAGGTGAATATAGACACCAGTAACATACTATTTGTAGTAGGTGGAGCCTTTGTTGGCCTACAAGATGTTGTGGTTAACCGGCTCGGCAAAGCAAAGATAGGATTTAACGACGGTTTAGACACTGATGTAGAACAATGGGAAAAGCACTTACAAACACGTGATTTAGTGAAGTATGGACTTATACCGGAATTTGTAGGTAGATTACCGTCTGTAAACGTCTTAAGACCGTTAAATAAGAACGATCTTGTACGCATACTAACTGAACCAGTGGGTAGTATAATTGATCAAATAAAAGAGCTTTTTCTACTTGACAAAATACAAATAGAGTTTACAATAACAGCATTGGAACAAATTGCAAAAACTGCCATTGATGAAGAATTAGGTGCTAGAGGTTTACGTAAAATATTAGATCAAGCACTATTAGAAACTCAATATCAATTGCCAGAATTATATGAAAAGGGAGTACGCAAAATTATTATAAATGAACAAGTTATTTCTAGAAACGCACAGCCACAATTTATCAAAGGTGACAATGCAGAATAGAAACAAAGGATATAAACAACGTACAAAAGGCCCATTTGTAATCGCAAATGATCGAATAAGAGCAAAAGAAGTTAGAGTAAACTTTCCAGACGGTGAAAGCCAGGTGCTGTCTTTGAAAGATGCTTTAGATGAAGCAAAGTCACTGTATTTAGATTTAGTGTTGATAGCCGAAAAGGCAGATCCACCAGTTTGTAAAATAATTGATCTAAACAAGCATTTGTATTCATTAAAGCAAAAAGAAAAACTGGCAAAGAAGAAGCAACGAGAAAGCGTTGTAGAGACCAAAGAAGTGCGTATGGGACTAAACATAGATACACATGATTTAGAGACCAAAGCTAAAGCAGCTCGTAAATTTTTGGATAAAAATAACAAAGTAACAGTTACAGTTGTTTTGCGTGGTAGAGAACGTGGGAGGCAAGACCTTGCAAGGGAATTGCTAAATACATTTGCTTATCTATTAGAAGTAGAATACGAGCAAATATCATCACAGAACAATCGTGTATCTGGTAAAATACAATAAAGGTAAACATGGGAAACTATAACAAAAATAATAAACGTAATGAAAAACCTCAGTTTGGTCCTGGACTATCTGTAGAAGTTAGAAATGGCAATGTAGAACAAGCTATGAGAAAACTTAAGAAGTTAGTTATGAAAACTGGACTTATGAACGAAGTACGCGAACGCAGATACTTTGTTAGTAATACTGAAAAAAGACTTAAAGCAGAGGCGGCAGGCCGAGCTAGAAGACGTAGAGAAATAGCTAAAGATTCAATCGTAAAGAAAAGACTATACTAATACGTTATAACTGAATTTGTCTATAAATGTAGATAAATAACAATGTATACAACAGGACTGATTCCTACCGTATACATAGAACGCCGAAAGGGTTCTAAATAATCTTGCTTAATATAAGGAGAAAAGATATGACTAGATTAACAACACTAAATCTTCCAGATTTTTATAAAACTACAATAGGATTTGATAGTATGTTTGATGAGATGGCAAATGCTTTCACAACAAACACAGGCGGTTACCCACCTTACAATATTGTAAAGGAAAGTGACAGTAGCTATTCTATTAGCCTAGCAGTAGCAGGTTTTGATAAAGACGAAATAAAAATCCAACAAGACGGTAATACACTTTCAATTAACGCTGAAAAGAAACCAATCGAGGAAGAGATTGAATATTTACACAAAGGCATCGGAACTAGAAACTTCACAAGAGAATTTAGTTTAGCTGATTATGTAGAAGTAACATCGTCGAAGCTAGATAACGGTATCTTAGTAGTTACATTGGAACAAAATATTCCAGACGAAAAGAAACCACGAACTATTAACATTGACTAATATAAGGTAAAAAAATGACTCAAGCATCATCAAGTAGCGTAGCAGAAATAACTAAATTAAAAACACCATCAAGATACAATGTTGTATTGTTAAACGATGACTCTACGCCACAGGAGTTTGTTGTAAATGTTTTACAGACAATTTTTAATAGATCGACAGAACAAGCAAACGTGGTGATGCTTGAAGTCCACGAAAAGGGCCGAGGCATTGCAGGCACATACAGTTACGAAGTAGCTGAGCAAAAATGTGTGGAAACTATTACTGACGCACGAAGAAACCAATTTCCATTAGACGTTACAATAGAAAAAGCAGAATAAACAATTAAATGAAAATAGCAATCACGCAACGTGTGATTGAATTTCGAAACGGACCATACGATAGCATTGATCATGGATTTTATGAAATGTTCTCTGGTCATACATTGTTGCCAATACCAAACCACTTAGAACATTATAAAACAGATACAATAGTTAATAGTGACTTAGTAGTGTTTACAGGCGGCAACAGTATGATACCAGGAAACTGGCAATACAATGAAAATCGGTTACGAGTTGAAAAACACACGTTAGATTTAGCAAAACTATACAACAAACCAATATTAGGAATCAGCAGAGGCTGTCAGTTCTTGACAGTTGCTCATGGTGGATCTTTACAAGAAAACGGTAGACATCACATCAATCATAGTGTAAACTATAAGGGTAGTGATGTTGAAGTTTATAGTAGACATGAACAAGTACTAAAAACTATACCTACGGGTGCAACATGTTTGGCTACAGATGAGTATGGATTTTGTGAAAGTTGGAAATTAGACAATATAATAGCAGTGTTATGGCATCCAGAACAAATGAAAACACATTGGCTTCCATACGAAGCATACGGAATTTTAGGATTATGACAAAAGAAGAAGAAATACGCCAAGAAGTTAAAGCCGAATACAAAGATAGTCAAATGACCAAAGCTGGAAAACTGGCTATGGAATTAGGTGCTGAACGTAAGCGTTTAAAGAAAGAATTGTCAGAACTACAATCTGAAGTAGAAGACTTAACACCAACAACACCAGTTGGTACAACAGACTGGTATATTAAGTGGGCAGCAATGGGCTTTGCAGTTTGTGGAGTCTTTTTAATTAGTGCTGGATTAGTATTTTGGGGCCAAGTAGCATATATGGTTAGTAGTATTGGTTGGATATTTGTTGGAATGGCTTGGGGCGACAGAGCTATTATGATAGGAAGTGCTATAACTGGAACAGCAGTAGCTATGAACTTTGTACAAGGATTATTAATATGAAAATAGGATTTACTTGCAGTACATTTGATTTATTACATGCAGGACATGTACAAATGTTAAGAGAAGCAAAAGAACAATGCGATTATTTGATTTGTGGATTACAAATGGATCCAAGTGTTGATAGGGATTCTAAGAATCCGCCAATACAATCAATTGTAGAGCGTTACACACAACTTAATGCAGTACAGTATGTTGATGAAATTATTCCATATGCATTAGAAAAAGATTTAGAAGATATACTAGAAATGTATCATATTGATGTACGTATACTAGGTGAAGAATACAGAGAAAAAGATTTTACAGGAAAAGACATTTGTAAAAGACGAGACATAGATCTACACTTTAATAAAAGAGATCACAGATTCAGTACAACAGATTTAAGACATAGGGTATGTAAAAATGAGAATTGATCAAGACATAAAATTAGACTACAGTGACGTTTTAATTCGTCCAAAGCGTAGTACATTAAGTTCACGCAAACAAGTAAGACTTGAACGCAAGTTTAAATTTAGAAACAGCAGACATGAGTACGAAGGTATTCCTATTATGGCTGCTAACATGGATGGTGTTGGAACATTTGAAATGGCAGATGAACTTGCACAACAAAATATATTTACATGTTTAGTAAAAACATATTCAGTGGAAGAACTTGTAGATTTTTTTAACAATGATTATCCAGATAATAGAAGAACACAAAACATTGCTATGAGCATTGGTACAGGAACAATAGACTTTGATAAGTTAGAAGCCGTGTATAATAAAGTAAGCAATAAACTAAAATATGTATGTATGGATATTGCAAATGGTTACAGTGATCACTTTGCACAACATGTTAAAAAAGTTCGTAATGCATTTCCTAATTTAGTAATTATAGCAGGTAATGTAGTAACCGGAGAGATGACAGAGGAGTTAATTTTAAATGGAGCAGACATCGTTAAAGTCGGAATTGGACCAGGAAGCGTGTGTACAACACGAATCCAAACAGGAGTCGGGTATCCGCAACTTAGTGCAGTCATTGAATGTGCAGATGCGGCACATGGACTTGGTGGACATATTATTGCTGATGGGGGCTGTAACTCTAGTGGTGATGTGGCTAAAGCATTTGCTGGTGGTGCCGATTATGTAATGCTAGGCGGTATGCTTGCAGGACATGATCAAGGCGGCGGCGAAGTTATTAGTAAGATGTATGCAACCAATGAATGGCTCACAGCAGAAAAACCTTTACTTGAACAAAAACAGTTTGTGGCTTTTTACGGAATGAGTAGTGATGCAGCAAATACAAAACACTTTGGAGGACTAAAAGACTATCGTGCAAGCGAAGGACGAGAAGTACTAGTTCCATACAGAGGTGCAGTACAGCACACCATACAAGCAATCCTAGGCGGGTTGCGTAGTACTTGTACATACGCAGGTGCAATGAAATTAAAACAATTGAGCAAGTGTACAACATTCGTTCGTGTTAATAATCAGTTTAACAAAACATACGAAAGCTCAACAACCAAAATATAACTTTTAAGACGGTATGTGTATAGTGCATAGCGTCTTTGCATAAATAAGTACGGTTTATTGCGTGAATGCGTGATAAATAAAAGTGTAATAAGAGCAATACAATGTCGTGTTGTTATTTACATATACAACGTAGTATAGAGCGACCTCGGCTCAGAAAAAAAGAGCGGCAGTTAGTGCCACGCTAACTGACTCTGGGAAAGACCAGGGCATAACCCATGCCTTACAAGCGATACATTATGAGGTATCGTGGTAGCGGCCAGGAGAGACTGGCAAATAACGGATGCTTTCCCAAAAACATCCACACATATAACGGAGAATATAAAATGGCTAACACTTTTTTTAGTGCATGGTCGGGATTATTCAATGGCTCACGTAGAAGTCGTGTGGCTTACAATAACACCCTAATGACTTATGCAAAAACAGAATATGGTTCTGATTGGCAATATGCCTACAACTATATGCTAGAACACAAAGGATCTGCACCAAAGATGGGTCTTGCAGATATCAATATCAAGGTAGCAGTAAAATGACAACAACATTAATATACAAACAAACATGTAGTGTTTGTGAAAAAATTAAACAAGCATCATTAAAAGTAATGATGGCTATTTGGTCATTTGGTGAATCGGCAGGTCGTGCAAGAGCAGCCGCTGAATTACATAGACAAGGCTACACAGAAGAAGCAAAAAAACTAATGCTGGAGAGTAGATAATGATTAATACTATAACAAATAAACTAAGTTGGGTAAAACGTGCTTATGCAAACAAGCAAAGCCGCAGAGCAACAGAAAAGGCTTTGTCAGAATTAAACGACTTTGAGTTAAATGATATTGGATTATGCAGAGGCGACATTAAATCAGTTGCACGTGGCGACAAAATTTATAGAAAGACTTATTAATGTTTAAACGATTTATGAAACTAATGGAATACAGAAGTTACTGTATGAGTATTAAACAACTTAGAGAAATGGGCATGCACGACAAAGCCAATGAGATCTCTGAGTTCAAACATAATATGTACAAGACTAACTAATGTTAGATCCAAATCACACTTACTTTAAAAAACCAATAGAAAAGAAAAAGGGCGGCAAATAGGCGCCCTTATTTACGTTAGTTTTAATTTGATAAATAGTTGTATGAGCAAAGTACATCTATTATCAGAATTAATAACAAAGTTACAGACCTTTAGTACTCAGGAGGAGAAACTAGAGCTTCTTACAACTTATCAAAAAGAACCTATATTTAAACGCATACTTACTATTGCATATAATCCTTGGGTAGACTTTGGAATGCAAGATTTTGTTCCAAGACGAAATGGTAAAAAGTTTGGTATGGGATTAACAAGATTCCTACATATTCTAACAGACATTATAGACGAAAAATATGATGAAAGAGAAAAAAACTTCTCTTGTCAAATGGCAATGCAACATATTGATGATCGAGAAGCAGATCTATTTGTTAGTTTGCTAAGACAAGACTTGGATTTGGGACTTGAGCTAGAAACAATAAATGCAGTATGGCCTGGGTTAATAATGATTTATCCAATAAGTTCGCCCACTGTAGCAGACTATAAAACATTTAAACAATATCCAGCCGCAGTACAACCTATTAGCAGAGGCTTACGTGTTAATGTAATCGTACATAAAGGTATAATAAGTTACAAGGATAAAGAAGGTAATAATATCGAGGGTTGGAATATACACGACGAACAGTTTGTAAATTTAGCACAAAACAATAGTACAGTATTTGATGGTCACGCAGTTGTGGTTAATGGTACAACTATTGTCGAGACTGATAATCAAAAAGTATTAGAAGCAGATCCGGAAAACATCAGATTTAATTTTTGGGATGTAATACGTTATGATGGGTTTATAAAAGGTGAAGATACACGTATTGGATACAATTGGCGTAACAATGGATTAGAGCATATGATTATACTTGCTATAGATAAAAATAAAACGCCTTGTTATGATATTATAAAATCAGATTTAGTTGGAAGTGATGAACAACTAGCATTAACAGTTGAAAAATATAAGTCAAAGTGTGTTATTAAAGCATTAGATAGTACGTGGGTACACGGAAAAGATCCAAATCAAATTATTTACGAGTCTTAATTTTCTTAATATATTGATTTCCAAAGTGGTCATATAGTCCATCAAAGAACTGAAACTTACTAATTGCTTTACCAGTTCCTTTCATTCTGTCTTTAAAGCGTTGCCACCATGTTACTTTGGTTTTGATATGCACATCGTATGTAATATACTCTATTTGCCCTACATGTTTGTAATATCCAAAGAATGGAACTCTAGTAACAATATCGTTGTTATTAACAAATCTATACGCCTCTATATCATTAAACTGTTCGCCCCATGTTCTATCACCTACTTTTGGTGACCCATATGTATATAAAACTAAATCTGCACCTGCTTGGTGAAATCTAGTAGCACATATAGTTGCCATTGCAGCTCCCAAACTATGTCCAGTAATTACTATTTTTTTAGTAGTTAGTTTTTTACCCAACCACTTAATAATTTCAGGATATAGTTTATCTAATTCATGTTTAAATCCAGAATGTACTGTACCTGTTGTATCTGCACCTGCAGGCCAAGCCTTGATATCTGCTAATAAGTCACCCATTTGAGCGCCTTCAGTACCTCTAAAAGCAACGATCACATAGTCAGGCATAACAATACCATAGCCTTGTGCGTTTTCTTTTTCAAAGAATTTAACACTTGAATGTTTTATTTTGTTATCTTTTAGGAATTTAACTACTTCTGTTTTTTCTTCGTATACTATCTTCGATACATCTATACATAATTCTGCTAGATGCCAATCTATATTATTTTTTAACAATTAATTTCTCCAATCTATGTGTTGGTATGCGTGTATTGTAGATATATCTCCATACTTTACCTCGACCGTTATCAATTTCAAATATAGTTTCTCGCATGCCTATACTAATAATAGTAGCCTTTTCTCCATCTAAAAATACTTCGTCACCGGGTTCAAATCCTGGTTTCATTTTCCATCTTAGACTTGCTACAAAATCTCCTACAGCTTCTTTAAACCATAGTACTATTATCGCAGTGATTCCTAGCCCTATTAATGGTTCTAAGAACATTGATATTTTCATTGCTTCTGATTCTAACATACTATAACTATTTATTAAAAATAGACAAAAACTATTGACAAACAGATAATAATATACTATAATTACACTAATGAAATAAAGGAGTCTATAATGACGAAAGAAAATAGCAATGTACCAGCAGTTACATTTAAAGTACGAGTACCAGATCCGTCAAACAGTAAAACAAATTCCTGTGAGATTGTACCATCAACTTGGGCAGAGCTAACAACAGATGAAATCTTCAAAGATAAACTAGTTGTAGTGTTTAGTTTACCAGGTGCATTTACACCAACATGTAGCACATTTCAGTTACCAGGATTTGAACTTTATGCACAAGACTTTTATGACGTAGGCGTAAGCGATATTTATTGTGTAAGTGTTAATGATTCATTTGTTATGAATGCCTGGCGTGATGCTAATAATCTTAAGAATGTTAAAGTATTGCCAGATGGTAATGGAACATTTACAGAAGGTATGGGTCAATTAATTGACATGAGTGATGTAGGATTTAACAAGCGTAGCAGACGATATGCAATGATTGTTGAGAACGGTGTAATTAACAAAATGTTTATTGAACCCGATGCATCAGCAGAAGATTCTGATCCGTATGGTGAAACAACACCAGAAAATGTTTTTGCATCTTTATAGAGGAGTAGCAATTGAAAATATTTAAAGAATCAATTGATAACTTCTTCAGGTGGGTTAACTCTAGCGAATTAGTAGAGTTAACTGATATTGATGTAAGTGAAGATCCAGTAAGACCTGATTTGGACTTAGAATTCAGAACAAGTTATGGTAGAAAAATTTATGGACTAAAATACAAAGATAATATTGAAGGTATTATCTGTGTAGCATTTTGCAATGATTTGCCACAAAGTGAAAGAGAACTTAGCTTAATCAGTGAGAATGCACATTTACTTGAGAACGCCAATATTGCAGTTGCATATACAGTATGGTCACGTAAAAGAGGCGCAGGTAGAGAAATAGTAGCAAAACTAAAGCAACACATAGTAGAAAAAACAGATATTGAACGAATAGTTACATTATCGCCATTAACACCAATGGCAGCACATTTTCATATAAGCAACGGTGCTAAGTTAGTACAGTATAATGCAACTACTCAGAATTTTGAGTATAAATTAGATAAATAGTATTTCAAATAGGAAGAAATTATGGCATATAGCGAAAAAGTGCTAGACCATTACAATAATCCAAGAAATGTAGGTAAGTTCGACCCCAAGGAAGATAATATCGGAACTGGAATGGTAGGCGCACCTGCATGTGGTGATGTAATGCGTTTACAAATTAAAGTAACAGAAGATGGCATTATTGAAGATGCAAAATTCAAAACATACGGTTGTGGAAGTGCAATTGCTAGTTCAAGTATGGTAACAACTATGCTTAAAGGTATGACACTAGATCAAGCACAAGAGATTAAAAACACAACAATAGTAGAAGAACTTGCATTGCCACCAGTTAAGATACACTGTAGCGTATTGGCAGAAGATGCCATTAAAGCCGCAGTTAGAGATTATTCTGGAAAAAAACAACAAATAAACGCAAAACCGGTTGACATAACTTAATTTTGTGTTATCATAAATAATACGCAATGTTGAAATTTACTCAACGCTGATTCAGGACTCCGGGGCGGTACCGGACAACTCCACCATAAACACATTGTTACTAGTAGTTCATAGTGTGTTTTTGATGGGGTTGAAATAGGTTCGACTGGGTAGCTAATAGGTAAAGGGAGTTGCCGGGATGTAAGCGCCGTTACCGCGAACAAACTTTATAATTGCAAATGACAATTATTCGCCAGAAATGGCATTAGCGGCTTAGTTTTAAGCACGTAGGGGTTTTTGCAAGTTGGACCTGGCAACAGAATCAACTTGCTACTATAATGCAATTAGCGTTAAAGTATATAATAATAAAATCAAGGAAATATTATGAGAAATATTATAATGACGGCGGCTCTAATGGTCGCTTTAACTGGAACGGCACAAGCCGAGAACTATGACAATACAACAGTCTCAATGGCTGCCGAATCGGCAACTATGGGAGTTTCATTGTCAACTAACGATACATCTAGATCAATTGATGTGTACACAATGGGAAGATCATTAGATTTTGGAGCAGGAGTAAGTGATAACGGAACTAACCGTGATTATAGTGTTTCTGTTGGAAAAACTCTAGACGTTCTTAACGTTGGACCAGTTGGTACTTACCTAAGTGGTGAAGCTGAATACAATTGGGGAGATACATTTACTAAATCAGAAATGCATTTCACTCCAACTGTAGGTGGTAAAATGGACCTAGGTCTTATTGCCCCATATGCTGAAGTTGACTATATGTTAAAATCAGTAGAAGGTGACTTTACAAGTATTGATAAAGCAACACCAAACTTTACTATCGGTACGAAAGTTGCGTTAGGCACATCTACTTCATTAAATGCCAAGTTGACTAATTCACTTAACAGTGATTGGAAATCAACTGACAAAGAAGTTAGTGTAGGACTTACAGTTAGTTTTTAAACTTAACAAATAAGTTAAAAAAGGTCGCTTTATGCGGCCTTTTTTTATGGTTGACTAATCGGGTTAAATGTTATATATTAATGAATGGACCCGTAGCTCAGTTGGATAGAGCATTGGTTTGCGGAACCAAAGGCCAGAGGTTCGAATCCTCTCGGGTCCGCCAGTTAGAATTTCTGCCAAGGAAACAATTTAGGCAAATGTGGATATCTTTTATCTAGATTCATTATTTCTAAATCAAAACCTTTTTTAATAAATTTGTCTTTGTATCTATTAAAATATTTTATGTATTTTCTTTCTACTTCTATTCTTACATTTTTGCTATAAAGCATAGAATTTATTTCGTAATTAAATGCATTACTAATATCAATGAACACTTTTTCAAAATCTTGACCTTGACCTACCTCGTCATCTAAATCTTCAATAACTTGATTAACATTTATTAAGTCAGTGTTTACATATTTTACATTGAATGTTTTTGCAACAGTGTTCCACCATTCTACAAATGGCTCTCCTAGTTTATCTAAATATGCATCAGTATTAGGTAAGTCTGAAACACATGTAAAATGTTCTGCTTGTACCGGATGTTCGTTAATATAATCTTCAACAAACATTTTCCAATACCTACCATCCCATTTGTCAAATATATAAGATTGCATACTTAGTGCAAGTACATCAGTGTCATAACAAAGTAAAGTACCACCTGGTTTTAAATTTTGAGTATATGCGTTTGATATAGGACTAATTCCACCGCTAGTACTAAACACACTACTAGTTCTATGTTGTTTTCTTTCAGTATCCATTGTTTCTGTATTGGAAGCATACCATCTTGTAGCCCACAATGTTTTTCCAACATCACATATATTTTTATAGCTCATACCATTACTTAATTTAGTATTCCACGTTCCTACATTAGGAGCAATTTTTATTATTTTATCAAATGTATCTGGCTTATTAAATGTGTACCACCATTCTAAATCTATGTATAATGCATGTTCATTTCCAACTACTACACAATCTTTGTATTCTGTATTCCAATATTGTTCTGTGTTTTCTACAAAGTCGTCTAGAAGTATGCCCTGTTTAAATATTAGTAATTTTTTAAAGTCTGCTTGTATACCAGCATTACATAAATCATAAAGTGTATTATGTGCTATTTGTGGTATTCTTCTATATTGAAAACTGTAATAGTCAAGTAAATTTTGATACACAGTGTCGCATGGTTCCAATAGCCAACCTATTCCACATTGTGGAGGTAGCTTGTCGGGTGCGTGTTCAAAGTTGTAATATTTTTCCATTTTTTTTAAATTAGGTATTGACTTTACATAGTGTATATCATATAATGTATACATTGTTGTTGGAATAGTCGATTTCATTAACAAAGTATATTACTATTTATTATCTTAGGTAAACAGTATATATAAGATAATAAATAGTTGACAGAGATGTGACTATTGTGTTATACTAATAACACTAAAACAAGGAAGAGCGGATATGATTAATAGTAGACAAATTGTGGAAATCATCAAAGATGAAATGAACAAAGAAGAAAACAGCCAGGAAGTCCGTATGGCACTTAAAAAAGTTAAGGAACGCATTGAAATTTTGGAAGAAATTGATTATGTGAATACAGTTAAACAACCTTATTTAGAAGAACCAACTAGTAAACAAAGCAAAGAAAAGCAAACTGCAGCAAAAGCCTTTGAAGATCTATTTGGATTAAAATAGTGGTAGAATTTAGTGAAATAACTAATAAAATAGAAGTTTCAAAAGAATTAATAGAGGTGTTCAAAAGCCGTATCAAGCCAAGTGCTACTGGACACCTTTATACTACAATTAGTACGCTCGAACAATATATAACAGAACTTGAAAAACAACTAGACGCAATAGAGAAGTAAAATGCGATTCAAAGACATAAAAATGTTAGACCAAGGTAAGCCTCACATAACAGGTAAGCAAGCAATTATTGACTTTGGCAAATATAAACTAAGCATAATCTGTAATGACATGTCATATGGTGGCAAATCAGGCATGTACGAAGTAGGTGTGTTTAAAGACTGGGGAACAGACAAAGAACAAATGTGTGAACTTCCAGGCATCACAACAGAAGGCGACACAGTCGCTGGATATCTAACTGCATCAAATCTAGATGCAATACTCAATAAAATGTATTTAATTACAGCAGAGGAACCGACACAAATTTAAACAGTTTTGGTCTCCTTAGCTCAGCTGGATAGAGCAACTGCCTTCTAAGCAGTAGGTCACAGGTTCGAATCCTGTAGGGGACGCCAATGCTCGCATGATGGAATTGGTAGACATAACAGACTTAAAATCTGTGGCCATATGGCGTCCCGGTTCGAGTCCGGGTGCGAGTACCAAATATAGGGGTGTAGTGAAATGGTATCACGGCGGATTCCAAATCCGCAAGTAGGAGTTCGATTCTCTTCACCTTTGCCAAATAATACTCTTGTAGCATAGCGGTCTAATGCCCCCCGCTCATAACGGGTCGATCGTAGGTTCGAATCCTACCGGGAGTACCAAAATAAGAAAGAACTATGTATGTTTACAGTAGAAGAAGAGTTTGATGAAAGCGTTGTAACAGTAATGGATACTAATGCAAATTTTGAAGATGTTATAATGCATTTTCAAGAAGATATTATTTACATTACACAATACGATAAAGAATTTGACACTCACGATGTAGTAAAAGTATCAACTGAAATGTGGGAACTTTTAATTGAAGCATATAACCGCACTGACGGAACATATATAGTTACTAAATAACACACATGCGGATGTGGTGGAATGGTAGACACGCAGGTTTTAGGTACCTGTGCTTTACGGCGTGAGAGTTCGAGTCTCTCCATCCGCACCAAGTAAGGACAGTTGGCTGAGTGGTCGAAAGCACCGGTTTACTAAACCGACGAAGGGCAACCTTCCTAGGGTTCGAATCCCTAACTGTCCGCCAGTTACTGGTAATGGAACGTAGCATAATGGTAATGCACCGCTTTTTGGTAGCGTAGAGTATAGGTTCGAGTCCTATCGTTCCAGCCAATAAAAAGGTTGACAACATATATAAAAGGTGTTATCTTAGTTGTATGTATAGGGTAACAGCATATTTCAAAGACCGCAAGGTATCACAGGAGTTTCACGATGTAAACGATGCAATCGAATTTCGTGATGACGCAGATGCACATTATCCTACAAAGGTAATATTTAGAAAGGTAATATCAATGAGAGAATGGATTTATAATTGTTGGAATGTAGTAATGGATCATAATAAGAATCCACTAAGTAATATTCCAGATTTCAGCACACGACATATGATCATGCAGGTACTTGCGTGGATGTGGTGTATTGTGTTTGCTATCATAGTAGGTAGCATGTGGGCAGGAGTGTTCAGTATGATGCTACATACACTATTGCTAGGTGCAATTGCAGTAACAGTAGCAACCTTTGAAACCGCTCGACGTAAACCAAATGTGTTTGGTGGTTACAATGGCCGCGCCGATGGTGGAGAGCATGAATAAGGTATTTCTTGCAGTTGTTGTTGGTCTTTTACTAGCAATAGGCTTTCATCAGTGGAAAGACTGTTTAAATGAGAATAGCTTTTTTACATGTACAAGGATGCTAAACAAATAATGTTTTACATAGTAAATCTTAAGACTGGAAGTATCTGGGAAGATACCTGCGATAGTTTGCTAGAAGCAAATGAATTTGTTAGCAAACATCCAGAATGGACGATCATGATAAAATACAATGATCGATCAAGACTTAGAAACAAATACGGAGATTAAACATGAGTAACCCAAACGAAGCAGGTGACAACAAAGGCGCCCTACTAGCATTTTTAATTATTGCTTTAATGATGATTGGCACACCAATTACTATTGGAACACTAATGGGCTGGTTTAATCTATTTGGAATATTAGGGCTATGAGTAAAAAGACGTGTGATGCGTTTTTATGCACAAAACAAACACCAACAAAATATCGTTACTGCTACGATTGTGCTAAAAGCAAAGGCTTGATTGGCGGTACTAATTGGGTTGGATGGTTTATTGCTATTGTAATTGTAGTAATGATTTTCGGATAAGGAATTTTAACATGTTGGATAATTTAAGTGAAAACCAACTGGCAAAAAAGTTCTATAGGACTTCTGAATGGATAGCACTACGTAATCTAGTGATGAAAACTAAGAATACAGGATGTTGTGCAAATTGTAAAGTGGAGTTCAGTTTTAAAAAATGGTGCGAACCAGCAGTGGATCATATACTGCCTTTAAAGCTGCACCCAGAGTTAGCACTTGATATTGATAATTTACAAATATTGTGTAGTGGATGTAATTATAAAAAAGGTAGTAAAGTAGGAACAGAAGCAGGAGTGGCATTGGCTAATGCAAGAACAGAACGTAATAATGTTGCACAACCTGACGATGACGATTATTGTTTTGAAACATCAAGGCAACAAATTCTTAAAGAAATAGAAAAACAAGCAAAACCACCTTCACCTGAAAAAATAAAATGTAATAAAAAGCATAATAATAAAAATAGAAAAAAACAGCTCAAAATAGAAGCTCGTTTAAAAAACGCCAAAGATAACAATCCTAGTCCAGCAAGCCAATGGCTTCCTAAGCATCTAAGAAACAGTTATGCACAGGTTAACTACGACTCCATTAATTACAACGTAGACCAATAGGATTATAAATACACTTGACAATAACACATTTCTAGTGTAAACTAATTTAATATAGTAACTCAGGCATAAATCGTCTGAGTTGTCTATGTTAAAAATGTGGGAAGATTCTCACTGAAACTATCAAAAAAGGAGATCATTATGATTGAATGGATTAAAAATAGACTAAGCGAACGCACATCTTGGGATGGCGGAGCTCTGATTGCCATGGGTGTAATTGCACTTATGTTTGACGGACTAATCGCCTGGGCTGCCTATGCAGCTATTGTTTATGGTGCCTACACCTTGTTAAAAGGTGAGTAGCACATATGCAATTTGATTTTAAGATAGAGCAAGTTGCAGAACTTTTGCCACGTATTGATGCCGCTGAATGGTATGATGCAATGCAGAGAGTTTTGCCCAAATGGAATATCGACACAGTTGATAGAGTTGCAGGGTTTATAGCTCAAACAAGTCACGAATCTGGTGGATATTCTGTTCTAACAGAGAATCTAAACTACAGTGCCGAAGCACTGGATAAGATTTTTCCAAAGTATTTTAAACGAGCAGGACGAGATGCAAGAAATTATCATAGGCAACCTGAAAAGATTGCAAATGTAATTTATGCAAATCGTATGGATAATGGTGGTACAGACAGTGGAGATGGCTGGCGCTTTAGAGGTGGCGGTATTCTTCAACTAACTGGACGATATAATTATACACAATTTGGTAAAGCAGAAGGTATGAGTGCAGAAGAAGCCACAGAGTTTGTTCGCAGTCCTATTGGAGCGTTAGCAAGTGCATGTTGGTTTTGGGATACAAATAACATTAATAAGTATTGTGACAACCAAGATATAACTGGTATGACAAAACGTATTAATGGTGGAACTATTGGGCTAGAAGATCGCAAAAAACATTACGCACATGCATTAGAAGTTTTAGGTGGACATTACGAGCCACGTGAAACTTATGAAACAGTACGTATTGGATCTCGAGGCCCAACTGTAGTAAAATTACAAGAAACACTTGGACTTACTGCAGACGGTATCTTTGGTAAAGGCACAGAAGCAAAACTACGAGGTTGGCAATCACTTAGAGGATTAACACCAGATGGTATTGCAGGACCTAATACATTAAGAATCTTATTTAAATGATTAATGGGCGAGGATAATGTCCACGCTCATTTAACACAATTAGCTTTCATCTTATGGGTGAAAGCTATATCACTGAAAATCACATAAATAATACTATGGAAATAGGCAAGAAAAACGATAAATTTAATTTACCAGAAAGGTACATTGTACATTCTGATGATCTAAATATAAAATCAAAAGAAAATGACACTGAAGCTCCTAATGGCTGGAAAAATCTTCATAGTCCAAGTTGGTGTCCTGTTCCTTTTAATACAATAAGCTGGCATCCATCTGGTGTCGTAAGCAGATGCATGATGAACGATACGCCAATGGGCAGTTCACATGAAAGTGATCAAATGCAATTCTTACGTAAAAATATGCTTGAAGGTAAATGGGATACACATGGATGTATGAACTGTTTACAAAAAGAACAACATGGCTATAAGAGTCAGCGTATCAATTGGTTGTCTAATAGTATGCGACATAAAAGATTAGGAGACCCAGAGCCTTATACAAATCCTAAACTGACAGGAAATAAAGTAACTCATTTATTTGTAAATTTTAGTAACTTATGTAATTTTAAATGCAGAATGTGTAGTTCTAAATTTAGTAATAGTTTGATTCCTGAAAATAGGCATATGACTCCATTGTTTCCAAAATTATATAAACAAGTACATGGTAATAGAGAGAAAAACTTTAATAACATTAATGAATACCTCGAAGCCAACCCAGAAATGTTAAAAGATATAAGAAGTATATGGATGACAGGCGGCGAACCTTTTATGACTGAAGACCCATATAAGTTAATGAAACTTCTCGAAGAACATGGAGAACCGAACAAAGTTAATATGACTATTACAACAAATGGTTCAAAAATAGATTTTAATAGGTTAGACGAATTTAATAAACTTGGAAAACTTAGTATAGATATTAGTATTGATGCATATGGGCCTTTGTTTGAATACATGCGTAGTAACGGAGTATTTACATGGGACCAAATGAAAGAAACATGCGATAAGTTAGCAGAATATAAAAGTGAAAATGAATGGTTTGGTATCCAAATCAATGCCAGTTATCAAATGTTTAATTATAACAATATGTATGACTTTATAGACTTTGTTTCTACTTATGATGTTGATAGTAATATACGATTACTTACATTTCCTAAACATTTTAGAGTAGGAAACTTGCCAGACACTTATAAACAAGAAGCACTTGCTATGTGTGATAAAATTGAAAAAGACTTTGATACTGACGCACACAGGCATTTAATTGTTATGTTAGGTGACATGAGAAAAGCAATAGAATCCAAAGAAAACCATCTTGAAGATTTTATAGATATTGTTAAAGAACAAGATAAATTTAGAGAAAAATATTTACACGAATATAATAAAACTTTATCTGAAATAATATACAAAACTTGACAAAGTATCAAATTTACGCTATAATGTAAATGTAACAAATTTACTATGGAGCGTAAAATATGACGATGCAACTACTTGGTCCACATATGACCACAACCCAATATAGTCGTAAGAAAAGCAAAAAGGCTATGAGTCCAGCAAAGCTAGAAAAACTAAAAGTGCAATGGCGACAGCACAATAAAGATTGTCGTAAGCGACACATTCACTCGGCGCAGTTTGCAGAGTTTGAAGATTTTGTCGCATATGTAAGCGGTACATACAAAGCCCCAAAAACTACAACAAAACGCAAAGCATACGAGCCTCCTAAGGTGCGTGAAACAAAAGACTATCCAAGTCTTAGTAATAATGTTAGTGGCAATGGCACACGCAAAGAGCCAATGCAGTACACAGGCGAACGCAAATTACTAGGCATTGCAACAATGCACAAAAGTAATATGGTACCTATCTTTGAAGATCAAAAAGAACAGGCAGTTGAAATAGCACAAATGAGACGTTAATGTCAGGACAAAGAAGATTTTTAAAAGTTTGGGCAAGGACAGTTGGGATGCCAATTGGTGTCAACGATGAGGATAAGCCTGAGTTTTTGCCCATCACACAAAAAGATGTAAGACGTGCATTAGCATTTAGAACATTTTGGATTGTTCTTCATGTATTAACTTGTGTAATGATTATTACAGGTAACGGTAGAGTGTTGGGGTGGTGGTAATGACAAAAGTTTGGAGTGTTACTATCAAAGGCAAAAACGACACGGTTGTAATGACTGACGAACAAGCAATGATAGTTAAGATGAAGTTTGCACCAAACATTGATATGCATGACTTAACTACACTACACGGACTAACGCCAGAATACTTACACAAAATAGAAAGAAATAAATCCTTTGAAGGCGAAGATAAAAGTTTGCTCTGGATGAAAAACAGTCTAGAAATGGGAGTATATGGTGGTTGGCCAGGTGAGTATGAGAAAGCAGTTTGGGAATATCAAGACCTAATTGATATGAAATAAAAGGTTGACAACCAAGACATCTTGTCGTATAATATATACATAATGTTAGAAAAAAGAGGAATAAAGATGGAAGATAAAATCATACTTACAGATTGCGATGGTGTACTACTTGATTGGGAAAGTGCGTTTCATAAATGGATGGAATCACATGGACATGTTAAAGTAGCACATGGAATGTATGATATTAGTCAGCAGTATGGGTTTGAAAAGTCTCAAGGTAAACAACTAATTAAAATATTTAACGAAAGTGCATGGATGGGCTATTTAAAAGCATTCCGTGATGCACGAAGTGGTGTTGCTAAACTATACGAACATGGATACCGATTTCATTGTATTACTAGTTTGAGTTTAGATAAAAAAGCAATTCGTTTACGGAAATACAACTTAGAGAATGTATTTGGTAAAGGTACTTTTAAAGAAGTGCTATGCTTAGATACAGGTGCTGACAAAGACGAAGCATTAGCACCGTATGTTGGAAGTGATGCATTTTGGATCGAGGACAAACTCGAAAATGCAGAGTGTGGGGCTAAGTTAGGATTAAAAAGTATTCTATTAGAACACGATCATAACAAAGATGAAGTCTTAATGGACGGAATAAAAATGGCAGGCAATTGGGCCGATATAGTTGACATGATTGTCAACAGTTAATTTATTCTTCGTCTCCGTAAATAGTTAGAACTTCAGTAACAGCGACATGTCGTTCAACATCACCTTTGGTAAAGCTGACAACTCCAATTATATCACTACCTCTTTGTTCTAGTAGTTTTACGAAATTTTTAAGACCGTTGTCTTCGAATCCACGGTCGTGTTGTGCTAAGTCTCCTGTTACAATAATTTTAGAATTCTCGCCAATGCGTGTTAATAACATCTTCATTTGAGATGGTGTCGCATTTTGCATTTCGTCTGCTATAATCCAAGAATTCTTAAAAGTTCTACCACGCATATATGCCAGTGGTGCAATCTCGATAATGTTCTCATTAATCATGTTTTCGATTGTGCTTGGTGACCAATATTCTTCCATTACGTCAAATATAGGTCTTGTCCATGGTGCCATTTTTTCTACTAGTGTTCCTGGTAGAAAACCATGTTGTTCATCAACACTAACAGCAGGTCGCGTAATTACAATTTTACTACATAAGTTTGAATTGTATGCGTCAATAGCCGCTAACACGCCTAGCAATGTTTTACCTGTACCTGCAGGTCCCATTGCAAACACAATGTTACGTTTTTCATCGTCAAGAAGCTCTACATAATCTTCTTGTGCGAGATTACGTGGAACAATTTGTACATGTCTTTTTCTGTGTGCGTTAAGTTGGACTATCTTATCCTGTGAATGTTCTTGTTGATATTGTTGTTTTTTTGTTTTTCGAGCTCGTTTAGCCATGTGTTCTCCTATTTGGATGCTTGGGCCCTTTACTGCCTGCTCATATGTATTTAACACTTTGAGAATTAAGTTAAGTTAGTATAAAAAGAATAAAAGTTGACACTACAACCTAACTGTCATAAATAAGTATATATTAAAGGAATTCACAATGGATCAAAACTATATTTTAAACAACCTAAGAGCAAACACTAGTCGAGATAGTGCATTAGAAACACTAATGGACTTTGAGCGTGTAATGGATACAGCCAACATTTATGCATATAAAAACTGGATGGAAGGCGAAATTGTAGAAGGTCCACACATTGATAGATATTGGGTAACAGTTACATTAATGTATTATAAGAATCAAATGCCAGATCCAGAAGGTGCAATGCGTTTAACAAAGAATGGTTGTAAAGTATACTTTGCAGAAGAAGAATACATTACGGCTGCTAGACTAAGAAGTCCAGACGACAGCGAAGGACAAGATGGAGCAGACGGTAAAAGACCAGGACAAACTCGTGCTAAAAGAGTTATTAAGCCTGTTTGGTTAGTAACAATAGTAATGCCTAGAAAATATATGAATGACGTAGAAGCAGCTAAATTGCGTGTTGATGATCAAGGTATTGATAGTAATGCAGTAGAGCAAGCATACACAGATGAAATATCTGCAGCAGACGAAGGATTAGACTTATGAGCATACAAAACAATGATTTAATAGATTTAGTACAATCAACATTTAGTGTAGATCAATACAAAAGTAAAATAGGCGATGATAAGAATGTTGTAGTATTAGCATTTGAAGTTAAAGATGCCGATCCAGCAAAAGATTTAAGTCTGTTTATTGAAACAGGACATGACTGTATTGATGTAGATGTGTCACCAGGCCCAAACAAAGACGGAAATTACAAAGTCTTTGTTGAATTACAACGAAACAGTAAGTTATTTGATTCAATTGATAACATACTAAAAGATATCACTCGTGTAGACGAATCAGCAAACAGCTTTATGTTTAATGCATACAAAAGCGATATGCCTTCAAATTGGAATAGACAAAACTTTGAAAGTAGTGTATACTCAAGTAGTTACGATTATGAAATGGCCACTAACCCAGAAGCTCAAGCAATATCGGAACGCATTAAATTTTTAAACAAGTATTAATATTATGATATTAGGAAAACTTAAATTACTTCTTATAATGACTGCTGTACTCGGTGCAGTAGGATTAGGTGCGTGGAAGTATTACACATACACACAAGAACAAATTCGTGTATATGCCACAAACGCCGCAACTGCCGAACAAGCCGCAGAAGCTTCACAGGCCGCATTTGTATCAGTACAAAAAGATTTAGCAGAAGTACAAAAACAATTTAATGAAGTAAGCAAAGAATTTGCATCAGCACAATCACGTGTTGATACACTTGAAGAAAAACTAAGCGAACATGACTTAGGTCAACTTGCACAAGCAAGACCTGGATTAGTTGAAAAAATAATCGACAAAGCCAGTAACAACGTAGCAAGATGTATAGAGATACTAAGCGGTTCACCATTAACGGAGAAAGAAATCAATGTTACAAAAAAATCAAAAGCCAATACTGAATGTCCTGAGCTTGCTAATCCTAACTACGTTCCTAAGTAGTTGTGCAACTACACCACAGGTAATTTCATATAAAGCAGAGCCTATCGAAAAGCCAGCACTAGTATTACCTGCAACGGGTACACTAGAATTAAGAGATGCTGATTGGGATATTATTACACCAGATGCATTGGGCCAGGTGTTTGATAAGTTACAAGCAGATGGCGAACCTGTAGTTATATATGCATTAACAACAGAAGGCTATGAGCAACTTTCATTAAACATGGCAGATATAATTAAATTGTTATCACAACAAAAAGCAATTATTGAAGCATACAAAGAATACTACGAAAAAACAGAAAAAAATATAGATGACCACAACAGCAAAAACAAAGAAGTTCCTGTTGAAAAAACAGGAATACTCGATAAATTTCTTAATTAAAAACACTAACGTTTAAGGCTCTTCATAATGTCAATAAATACTACGATGAAGAAAATGAACAACCCTTGGTTTATTCTTGGCCTAGAACCGGGTGCTACACTAAAAGAGGTCAAACTAGCATACAAAAAATTAGCTCTAAAAAATCATCCAGATAAGGGCGGAACGATCGCCGACTGGCTAGCTATAAGTGATGCATATGAAGAAATTCAAAAAAAGAATCATATTCCAATTGTAAAATCAGTAAATGTGCAGATGATAGATTTAGCATTAACCATTGAACAACAAATTACTGGTGTCAATGATTATATTAAAATTGACGAAGAAGAAGATTTATATTTAAAAGTAAATATTCCAGCAGGCGTACTAGCAGGTGATAAGTTTAAAATAACCGACAAGCGAAAAAAATATATAATAAATGTTAAAGAAAAAGCAAATAAAGTCTTTACAAGATCGGGAAATAATATTATAATGTATAAGACATTGGATGTCATTGATGTAATGAAACTAAATTCATTTATGATAATGACACCAACAGGAGAACGCTGTGAAATTGATATTCCAATAGATACAGTGACAGGAAGTATAATAGTGCTAAAGGGACATGGGTTATACAATAGAAAGAGTAAAAGAAAGGGCAATTTAAGGATACATATTAAGGTAGACATACCTTACTTAAATAGTAATAACATGGAAGAATTTATAACGAGGTTAAGGAAAAATGACTGATATTGAAAAAATTGTAATAACTGCTATCAATTTAGCAAAGAAATTAAAACACGAATACGTAACTATTGAACATTTAGCAGCAGTTATTTTAGATGACCCACAGGTAATTGCAATGTGTTACGAAGTAAACGCTGATGCAGAAAGTTTACAAATTGCATTAGTAGAATATTTAGAGAAGCATTGTGCAGAACTAGTCAAAGACAACAATGAAGAACCAAACCCTTTTAAAACACAAATGCTTGAAAGAGTATTTAATAGAGCATTAACACAGGCATTATTTCAAGGCAAGAAACATCTTAACCAATTAGATTTAGTATTAAGCATACTAGGTGAAGAAAACAGTGTAGCGGCACAGTACGCAGAGCAAATGGGTCTTAGCAAAAACAAAGTTATTGGTTGGATGCAAGAAACACAAGCACAAGAGAATGAACAAATTTTTGGACCTTCAGATGTTATTGGAGCAGATCCTCGTAGACAACAAGGTGCAATGACACCTAGAGATGTGTTAGCACAGTTTTGTACTAACATGAACGAAGCATATGATGAGTATGATGACTTAATTGGTCGTAGACACGAATTAAAAGAATTAGTACAAGCAGTAGCACGAAAGAAAAAGTCTAATGCTATTTTAACAGGCGGAAGTGGCGTTGGTAAAACAGCAGTTGTACAAGGACTGGCAAAACTTATTGTTGAAGGACATGTTCCTGATATTATTAAAGATAAGGTTGTGTGGGAATTAGATATGACTAAATTAGTTGCCGGTACAAAATACAGAGGCGACTTTGAAGAACGCATGAAGCAATTAGCAGAAGCATTAATACAAGAGCCTAATATTATTTTGTTTGTGGACGAAATACACACAATTATTGGTGCAGGTAGTACAAATGGTACTATGGATGCAGGCAATATGTTAAAGCCAGCGTTAAGCAATGGTAAACTAAAAGTAATTGGTGCTACAACAGATGAAGAATATAGAAAAGTATTTGAAAAAGAAACAGCACTAGCACGTAGATTTACAAAAGTTGTTGTATCAGAACCTAACTTAATAGACGCAAAAGAAGTTGTTTATAACTCGCTAATATCATATGAAGCATTTCACGATGTTACTATTAGACCAGAAGCAGCAGATCTTTCAGTTGAATTAAGTAATCAATATATCTTTAATAAGAAACTTCCAGATAAAGCATTTGATATTATTGATAGAGCATGTGCATTTAATAGAATATTACCACCAGAAGAACGCTTAGATATATTAGGCGAAGATGAAATTAAAGCAGAGGTGGCAAGACTAACTGGTATTCCAAAAGAACATTTAGGAAAAGCAGAAGACGAATCAACAAATAAAAAGCACTCAGAAGTTAGAGAGTTTTTAGAAAGCACAGTATTCGGTCAACAAACGGCAATTGACAAAGTAGTTGACAGTATTACAGTTAGCATGGCAGGACTTAAAGATCCTATTAAACCTATTGCAAGTTATTTGCTTACAGGTCCAACAGGTGTAGGTAAAACAGAACTTGCTAAACGTCTAGCACAGTCAATGAGTATGAAACTATGTAGATATGATATGGCAGAGTATCAAGAACGCCATACAGTATCAAAACTAATAGGCTCACCTCCAGGATATGTAGGACACGGTGATGGTAAAGCAGGTGATGGTTTACTTATTAACCAATTAGAAGATAATCCTAATTGTGTGTTATTATTGGACGAAGTAGAAAAAGCACACCCAGATTTAATGAGCGTATTGTTAAGTTTATTAGATGAAGGTACAATTACATCAAGTACAGGTAAAGTAGTAAGTGCCAAGAACGCTATTGTTATTATGACAAGTAACCTTGGAGCCAGAGACGCGGCAGTTAAAAGCATTGGCTTTAATGAAGAAACATATAATGCAAAAGCAGTAGACGATGCAGTAAACAATTACTTTGCACCAGAGTTCCGTAACAGACTAGATGGTGTTGTTAAGTTTAATGCACTAACAAGAAACGACATGAAGCGTATTGTTATTAAGTTCTTAGGTGAACTTGAAACATATGTAGAAGGTAGACATATTGTAATTAATTGGGGGCCTGAATTAGTAGCAATGCTAGAAGATAAAGGATACGATCCGGCAATGGGTGCAAGACCGTTAGCAAGACTAATCAACGAAACTGTAAAACTTCCGTTAGCAAAACACTTGCTAGATCACAATAAAGACTTTACACTGGATCTAGATTGGAAAAAAGACGCACTAACTATTAATGGAAAATAATATAACAGTACTGCCTACAGAAACTGTATTTTATAGATACTTTGATACACGACTTAAAATAACAAAAATACCACGCAACTTCCGTTTTAAATACGATAAGTTTGATTCTCTAGCAAGACTACAATACAGAGTAGTAAAAATATACAGAAGCAAGCATGAATATGATTGTAACTTATATACATCAAATACAGAAATTGTACAAGATGTATTAAACAATTTTGAAGTAGAAGAAATAACTCAACCGTTAAATGAAATGCATAGAGAACTATTACATAAGCGTGATAGAAAAGTAGTTATACGCAACAAGTTATGGTTTAACAGATACAAGCACAAAGTAACTGCATGGCATAATTGGGACAAGAATACAACCCGTGAAGAAAGTGTAAAAATGATTCAATGGGTATATGAACACTTTCCCAAAGGTGAGAATAGAATTGTATCCACCTCATATGGTTCCTACTTTGGAACAATTAATAGATTAGCACAACCACCCACTATATTCACAAACAGTGAAGAAACTATGATGTTATACAAGTTAGCATACAGTGATATGCTTAGAATGACTATGGAAACCTGTATAACGCTTCAAGAACTCGATAATTGATAAATACTTGTAAGATTAAAGGAGATTATTAATGGCTAGTTCTAACATAGTTCTAACAAATAAAAACGAACTTACATATACAAGTGACGCTGTAAAAGGCGATGGTTACTATGGATTTGCTGACGGTTTACATACAATGAGTTTCCATGTAAGTAACTTTACTGGAAGAATTCACTTAGAAGCAACAATTGTAGAACAACCAACAGAAAACGATTGGTTTCCTATTGATTTGGATAACATAACACCATATTTACAATTTACAGCCCAAACTGCTACCAAAGGTTCAAGTTTCGAAGGTAACTTTGTTTATTTGCGTGTTAAAGTTGACAGAGCATACTTAGGTGCAGGATCATATGATAAAGCACTACATGGCGTTATTGACAAAGTTGTCGTGCTAATTTAGAGGAGAAATACACTTGGCGATTCAAGCATTTAGTGGTGGTATTCAACAACTACCTACACCAGATTTTAATTTAACAACATCCATTGCTGATGGCGATCTTTTGGTATACAGAAGTATTGACAAAGCATTTCATAACGAAACAAATTCATTTACAACACTTGCACAAGTTAATCAACTAATTGCAAATATACAAAGTGGTGGTGGAGTTGATTTAAGTTCTTATGCTACTACAGCATCACTGAACTCTCAAGTAGCAACACTTAACACTGCTATATCAGTTAAAGCAGATAAGACATATGTAGATGCTCAAATAGCCGGTATAGATAATAGTAATATAGATCTAAGCAATTATGTTACTACTTCGGCATTAAACGGTTCATTAGCAAATTACGATACTTCTACACAAGTTACAGGCAAAATTAATACTGCTATTGCAAATGCTACATTCTTTGATGGCGATTATAATAATCTTACTAACACACCAGTAATTCCAGATTTAACAGGATATGCAACACAATCCTGGGTACAAAATCAAATAGCAACAACTGATATAAAAGATTTATTAGATGTAACAAATTTATTAAGTGGCGGTGGAGCAACAACACTTGGTGCATTAACAGATGTAAGTGTGTCAGGTGCAACCGCAGGACAAGTATTAAAATACAATGGTACATCATGGGAACCAGCGTCAGACAATACAACAGGTGGCGGCGGAAGTAATGCAGACACATTAGATAGTCAAGACGGCACTTATTACTTAGACTATAACAACTTTACTAATACTCCAAGCATACCAACACCATTTAGTGGTAACTATGACGACTTAACAAACAAGCCAACATTATTTGATGGACAGTTTAGTTCACTAACTAGCACACCAACTACACTAGCAGGTTATGGAATTACAGATGGCGGCAGTGGCGTTTGGGCAGATATTACTGGCAAACCAACTACAATAGCAGGCTTTGGTATTACTGATGCGTTTGACGGTGACTATACAAACTTAACAAACAAACCAACTATACCAGTAGATGTAAGTGATTTAACTGATACAACTAATTTATTAACTGGTGCAGCTTATACAGATGCTAGTGTTGATACACATCTTAACAGAAGTTCAGCAGCAACTAACCAAGTATTAAGTTGGAATGGTACAGACTATGCGTGGGTTAATAATTCAGGAGGAGGCGGAGGCGCTACTTCTTTAGGTGGACTATCTGATGTATCAAGTACTGCTCCTTCAAACGGTCAAGTACTTAAATGGGATAGTGCAAATTCAACTTGGGCACCAGCATTAGATTCTACGTCAGGAATTGGCGGCAGTAGTTATGCAACAGAAGCCTATGTAGATCAGAAACTATTAGAGCGTGGCGATCACTTTAGTGGCGATTATAACGATTTAACAAACACACCTGTATTGTTCTCAGGTGATTATGCAGACTTACTTAATAAGCCTGCAGGTAATTCAGATCTAAGTTTACAAATTGTAGGAACAGATTTAAAACTTTTAAATATTGAACCAGATCCTGATACAGTAATTAGTACAGTAAGTTTAGCATCATTAGGTAGTGCTATAGCATCTAGTATTGACTATACAGACTTAGCAAACAAGCCTAATTTATTCAGTGGTGATTATAACGATCTAGTAAATAGACCAAATCTATTCTCAGGCGATTATAACGATCTATCAAACAAACCTTACATTCCAAGTATTGCAGGACTGGCATCAACTACATATGTTGATTCAAAAGTAATAGAACCTAATGTAAGCAGACAAGTACAGATATCAAATGTAGTACTAGCATCGCATGATAATTATGTTATGTCAATTACTACAACAGATGCTACACCAACGGAAGCATTATTAACTACAGGAAATAGAATAGTAATAGATAACAATAGTACAGTTATGTACAATGTACACATAATTGGTGCAGACGGCACTGACAATTATGGCATTAAACTACAAGGTATTATTGATAAAACTAGTGGAACATTAGCATTAATCGGCACTCCAAGTAGAGAAACTCTAGCAGATACTACAAGTGATACGTGGTCTGGCAGTGTTGTAGCTGATAGTGTTAACAGTAGTTTAAAGATTTCTGTTACAGGCGAAGCAGCAAAAACAGTAAATTGGACTATTTTTGTTGAACAAAACGTAGTAAAAAGATAGAAATTGGATAAATAAAAGTAGTGCAACAGCACAGAACATTAAAATAAACATTTTTAGGAGAATATAAAATGGCAACAAGAAATCCAGCAAACGTAATTGAATTCGGTAAATTCAACTATGGCGCAACAATGACAGACTTCGTGATCACTGCAGCTGCAGACGTATCAGGTGAAGTTAACCCAGGTGAAGAAATGGAAGCAATTCTAGAAGCAGTAGCTCAAAAAGGTACAGTTATCGGTCTTAGCAACCACTCAACTGGTGGTACAGTATTTACTGTAGTAGTTGAAGGCTCAGCTTGGGCTGACGCAGCTGAACTACAAACTGCACTACAGGGCTTAGGTCTTTCAACAGCAGGCGCAATGACAGTAGCATAAGTTACAGTTAAGTAATTAAAGAAAACCCAGTCTTAGAAATAGGATTGGGTTTTTTTGTGACTAGTAATTCTAAATTGGATAAATACAATTATACAAGGAGATACAAATAATGGCAAACACAGATTTAAATAATGACGGTAAAATATCAAAACTGGAAGCATTTCCATATTGGTTTGATAGATTACGTTTATTTCCACGTGCATTTATTAGTATGTACATTTATTTGCTATACAGCGTAACAGAATGGTTTATGGCATTACCAGATCCAAGCATGCCACAAGCAGGTCTAGTTAGTGTTGTAGTAGGTGCAGGTGCAGCATGGTTTGGACTTTATGTAAATAGTACTAGTGAAAATAGTGGTAAAATTGTAGTACAAACAGATACTTCTACTTCAGGAACTCGTGCTAGTTATAGCGGTTCAGCCTCAGCGGAAGCAAATTATAACGAACCACCAAAAAGTAGGTATTAATAAATGTATCAACATCACATAATATTAAAAACAACAGAAGCACTAGATAGTGAAACTGCAATGGATTGGCTAGGAATTTGCAAACGCTTTAGTCCAGAAGGAGTTGTATTTTCATATCAACATGGTTCTAAAGAAGTTGCAATGGAATATGGCATTGATTCAAATTGCCCAGAATTTCCAAACACATACACAGTTCCACTTATTAGAGATCTTACACAAGAAGAAGCAGCAATTGTTGTTGCTGCATGGGATTATAAATTTATTCCAGATTTTAATATTGAAATCTCTAATCAATACGATACAATGCAAGATGTAGAACTTGACATAGACCCAGAAGTTATGGAAGCAGCTACAATTGATCTAAACAAATGGCATCATAATAGATGGCGTGATGAGATGCTTAGAGAAGGATGGCATTATGGATTGTATTTCAGTGAAAGCAAAAAATCACACCCAGCTATAAGAGATTGGGATTCATTACCAGAAAGTCATAGACGCAGTCCACAATTTGATAACAAAGAAATATTTGAATGGCTTCGTAAAAATGGCGTTAAATAACGGTTGACATAACCAACCAATCTTGCTATAATATACGCATAACTTAATTTATAGAGGTACTTATGGTAGGCAAGGTAGGCTTTGCGTGTAAATATTTACACCACGATCAGACACAAAAAAAGAAACTGCTAGAAGAAATTCAGCGTCCACTTACAGAAAAATCTACAACTATCCGTTGGCTCAACGAGCAAACACGAGATATCGCAGAACAACGTTTGTGGAATATTATGATACACAACACACAAGCAGTTTACAACCTTGTTGAATATGTAGGCAGTCTCCCAGAGAATCAGCGTATGGTTCGACTAGGTAGCAATCAGCTTCCTGCCGCAACACATCCAGACTGGCGTTACTTTTGGAAACGTCCCGAGGTAAGATCATATGCATCTACATATTATGGCAAAGCAGGTGAGCTTGCACGACAATTAGGTGTGCGTCTTAGTATGCACCCAGGTCAGTTTGTTGTACTAGCAAGTGATACACCAGAAATAGTAGAACGCAGTATAGAGGAGTTCGAATATCATGCGGATATCATCAGGTGGATGGGCTATGGTAAAACTTGGCAAGACTTCAAGTGTAACGTCCACATCTCAGGTAGACAAGGTCCAGCCGGTATCAAAGCCGCACTTCAACGACTGTCTCCAGAAGCACGAAACTGTATTACTATTGAAAACGACGAAAACGCATGGGGCCTCGATGCCTCACTCGAACTTGAGAAGGAGGTAGCATTAGTTGTCGACATACACCATCACTGGGTTCATAGCACCGGAGAATATATTACTCCAAGCGATGATAGAATTAAACGTGTCATTGATAGTTGGCGGGGCGTCCGTCCTGCTTGTCATTATAGCGTTAGCCGTCAAGCTCTTTTGGAAGGGCACCCAATAGACATCAAGCCTGATTACAAGGCATTGATTGAACAAGGCTACAAAAAAGCAAAACTAAGAGCACACAGTGATCTTATGTGGAATACCGCAGTTAATGAATGGGCTGGTACTTTCCGTAAAGACTTTGACATTATGGTCGAAGCAAAAAGCAAAAACTTGGCAAGTATACCATTTGAGGAATCCACAAATTGAATAAAATAATTAACTTTTTTAAACAAAGCTATGCAACCGATCGCATGGCTTTTTACGCAGAAATAGTAGAAACAACAGTTCTTATTGTAGCAAGTGCTGTATTGTCATTCACAATACTTGATCCTGCTACAACAATATTCGTTCCACTGTACCTAGTAGGAAGTATACTAGCAGTATTCAGTACATACAGGCGTGGAAGTAGTGCTATTGTGTTATGCACATGGTTTACTATTATGAATTCTTGGGCATTCGTACAACTTTTTATATTATAAGCATAATTTACATTATTGATAAATACTAATAATAGGAGTTATCAGTAATGAGATTAGAACACTTAGTAGAAAAAGATCTACCAGCAGATACAATTTTAAAAGAAATAGGCGTACCTAAAGGCGAGCGAGAAATTATATTAGAATTTTTGCCGTTAATACCTGTTGCTTTATGGGCCGGTGGTGCAGCCTGGACAGCATACGATACATATAAAGCTAAAAAAGAATTAGACGCAGGTAAAATAACACAGGCTGAATTTGCAGCTAGAGTAGGTACAGATGTAGCAATTGGCGTGGCAGGTGGTGTATTAGGTAAAATAGCTGGTAAAGGCTTTAAAGTAGGTAAAGAAATCTATAAAAGCAAAAAAGCAGCCAAGGCAGCTCAACAGAAAACTGCTGATATTCCAACTCCAAAAGATGCAGCAGTTCCTCCAACAGGTATAAATGTAGTAGCAAACGCAACCACAACTACTGCAAAAACTTCAACTAAAAAGGCTGTACAAACTGCAAAACCAGGCGATACTATAAAAACTGCCAAAGGTGAATTTCTTGCAGGTGTAGATGGAAAAGCAACTACAACTAGAATAGGCGCTCCAAATGCCGCAGAGATTAAAAAACAAATATTAAGTGTAGTTAACCAGGCACCTTCTTCAAGTGCAACAATAGTAACTACTAAATCAGTTAGTAAGGCACTTGATAAATTAGCAGGTAAGGTTGATCCTGCATTACAAAAAGCCGCAGATGCAGCCAAGTCAGTTGCAACTAAAACAGTAGACAAAACAAAAGATGTAGCCAAGTCAGTTGCAACTAAAACAGCAGACAAAGTTAAAGATTTAGCTAAAAAGGCAGCGCCAGTATCAAAAGATATTTCAGCACCAGCAACAGCTCTTTCAACAAAGATTGCTGCTAAACAAACTACTAAGAAACTAACTAAATCACAACGAGATGCTTTAACTAATATGCCTGGATCTGTTACACCAGTAATTAATAAAGCAGTTGATAAAGTAGTTGATAAAGTAGTTAAAAAGAAACTAACTAAAGCACAACGAGATGCTTTAACTAAAATGCCTGAACCAAAAGTAAAAGTAAAACCAAAAGTAAAAACAAAAGTAAAGACAGATACTAATGTAAAAACTGGAGCAGCAGTAACTACAACTGGTTCTAAGGTAGCTACTAGAACAGCTAAAAAGTTAGATGATATAAAAGCAAAACAACAAAAAATTAATAATAAAAATAAAGCTAATAAAAATAAAGCTGATAAAAATAAAGCTGATAGAAAAAAACGCTTTGCTAAATTCTTAGGCAAGGGCGGAGCTCATAATAGTTATTGGGATACTAACTTAGTAGGCGCAATTAAAAAATATCAAGATTTTAAAGGATAGAAGTATGCGTATAGATGAAGTCCTTGTATACGAAGAACGATTAAATGCAAAGCCTATCATCTCCGCGGCTATTATAAAACTTGACAAAGTATTCAAAGACAACAATCACGAAATGCGTATAGTTGGTGGTGCAGTACGAGATATTGCACTAGGTAAATCACCCAAAGACATTGACTTCGCCACAGACGCTACTCCAGACGAAATGATGGCTATACTTGATAAAGCAGGTATTAGACACAAACCTACAGGATTAGAACACGGTACTATTACTGCAATCCTAGATAACGAACCATTTGAAATTACAACACTAAGAGCAGATACAGAAACTGATGGCAGACATGCTAAAGTAGAGTTTGTTAAAAGTTGGGAAGAAGATGCTAAACGCAGAGACTTAACATACAATGCTATGAGCATGGACATTGAAGGTAATGTTTATGACTACTTTGGCGGTATGGATGACTTACAAGATAAAGTAAGTAAGTTTGTAGGCGATGCAGAAGAAAGAATTACAGAAGATTATTTACGCATATTGCGTTACTTCCGTTTCCAAGGTAGACTATCAAAACCTACCTGGGATGGTGATACACTAGAAGCAATTACAAAACACGCCAAAGGACTATCCGGCATTAGTGCCGAGAGAATATGGGCAGAAATGGGCAAAGTACTTTCAGGACAGAATGTTGCAAGTGTAGTATCAATGATAGAAAAAACAGGTGTAAGCAAAGTTATTGGGCTATCTACTAACAATATAAACACTCTAAAAGACAAGAGTAACCCCGTCTTAGCGTTAGCACAATTGGATAATAGCGTAGATCTTGCTAAACGATGGAAGTTTAGTAACAGCGAAACACAATTATTAGACTTTTTAGTTAAAAACAAAAACAATCCACTTGACCAAAAGAAAGTAGAAGATATGATTGCTGATGGAGTTAACAAAGACTTAATTTCAGCACTAGCAACAATGCAAGGCAAAAAAGTAAACACTGATGCAGAAGTTCCAAACTTTCCATTAACAGGTGCAGACCTAATTGCTAAAGGTATGAAGCCAGGTCCAGAAATGGGTGCTAAACTTGGACAACTTAAACAAAAGTGGAAAGCAAGTAATTTTACTGCTACTAAAGATGACTTGTTAAAAGAAAACATTAAAAGTTTGTTTGAAGATTTAGATCCTAAGTCAGAACTATATGTAGACATGGATGGAGTACTAGCAGACTTCTTTGGTGTATGGAATAAAATGATGGGTGTTAAACACTGGAAGGATATTCCAGATATAGATAAAGCATTACAAAAGATCAAAGATACAGATGATTTTTGGATTAACTTGCCAATGACACCCAATGGAAAAAGTTTGTTAAACGCAATTAAAAAATTTAAAGGAAAGTATAATATATTAAGTGCGCCGCTTCCAGGTGATCCTAATTCAGAACCACAAAAACGTGCATGGATTAGAAAGCATTTAAGTATGTTTCCACCAGCAAAAATCATTATTGATCACAACAAAGCTGCATATGCCAAGCAAGCAGATGGAACACCAAACGCACTAATTGATGACTTTGGAGAAAACATTAGCAAATGGCGTAGTGCAGGTGGTGTTGGAATACAACACAAAGATATAGAAGTAGGAGATACTATTTCTAAGTTAGCACAAGAATTAGAAGATGGACAAGAACCAGTAGAAGAAGGATTCTTTAAAAGTAAAGAAGAAAAACAAAAAATTAAAGACCGTAAACTTGCTATTAAAAAGCATAAAGAAATACAAAAATATGTAAAAAGAAAAGACGCTTATGTTCCTGAAGTTACAAAAGCATTAGCATCATATTTTTTAAAGGCCTTAGAAATAAAAGATCCATCAACAGGAAATTATTGGAGTGATCTTCACGATTCTATTATTGGTATGTTTGGGCATATGAAAAATATTCAATCCAATGAAGTAGTTAATATAGTTAAAAGTATACACAAAGCTGTTAGAGATCCAGCATTGTCTATGGTTGGCGATGACTATCGTAGTGATAAATGGAAAGAACATGGTGAATTTATTAAAGCAAAAGTAAATGAACTAATGAACATTTTGCCTAATAACGCTATTGATGAAAAGGGTAAGATTCTAGATCCATTAATGTTACATTATTGGGCAAAGTCTCACTTGGGTCATTATAATTCTAGTGAAATAGGTACGCTTCTAAAAACAACTGTTAACACACTTATAAATCCAAATTTAGAAAATGAACTAAATGAAAACTTCGCAGTCAAGAAAAACGAAAGTGTCAACGAAGCAACAGAAATGAAAATTAGCGACTTAACTATTAGTGATGCTGGTATGGCAATCGCACAATCAGTAGGTGGCGGAAGTAGAACAGATGCTCCGTTGGCAGTTACAAAACTTCCATCAGGCCATATATATCTTGTAAATGGGTATCATAGATTGGTAGATGCTATGAATTCTGGTAAAGATACTGTATCAGTAGAATATGTTCCATATGAAAAAGTAGAAATACTTTGGAAACAAGAACGTGAACAAGATATCAAATACGGTAAACAGTTTAACGAAGCAAAAGATGGGTTACCGGTTAAAACACTCAAAGGATTATATCATGTTGGCACATTGGATGCATCTAAAAAGCGTGATGGATTTGAGGGAGCAGGTTTAAGTGTAAGTACACATCCTGATGCTTGGAAGCAGATTGCAAGAGGTCACGTAACAGGTGATACGCATAGTGCTACAAAAGAAGGCAACAAATTCTTAGATGCACACGGTCTTTCAGACGCACACAATGAACAAATCAAACAGTGGGCACTCGAAAATGACTACTTAGCACAACAAGAGACTGTCACAGTATGTTATTACGATGATGAAATGGAAGATGACCTTTGTTCAACTTTCAATTCAATGGCAGACGCAGAAGCAGAGTACGACGAAGAATTAGAACACATGGATGTGTCTGTAGACAAGGGCGGCATAGTTCCTACTGATAAACTGAAAAAAGAAACAAGACAAAATCGTATTGATTCAACAGGTGTGCTAGAATTTGTTCTACCTATATTTGCAGAACAGCAAGGACTTGATGGTGTTTGGTGGCAAGACAAACTAGATGTTCAGCGATATTCAGCACCACGTGGTGTTATTGT